ATGAAATTATCTTCAGACATAAATACGGATTTTGAAGTTACTACTCTTTCATATTTACAAAAATTAATAATTGTTATGATGAACTTAAACATGAAAATAAGCAAAAGTGAAATAGCTAGACACATGGGTGTTGATAGAAGAGCAGTTGATAAATATTCAAATGTCTTTGACCTTTATTTTATAAATTCTTCCATAAAAATAACCACACTTCTAAATCAATAGGTGGGTGTGGTTTTGTGCTTTATATTTTAAGAATAGCCATCTTCAAATTATTTTCACTTGTATGATCTTTGATTTCTGTAAATCCAAATTTTCTATAAAATTCTCTTAATCTATCTACATCCTCATACTCTATCCAAATATATGAACCGCCAAATATGTTCGCACCTTCTAAAACTTTCACATATGCTAAAGTTAATAAATCGTTTGCATTTATGGATTTTGTAGCCAATGCTTCTTCAGAATAATTTTTTTCTATTTGAGCAATTAAGTATCCTTGTATGATTAAATTGTCATTTCCACTGTGAGTTTCACCCTTTTGATATAACTTCTTCTTTAACGTGTTTGATATTTTATCTAACATACGTTTTGTAAAAAACTAAGGGTTTATTGCTAATTGTAAAATAGCCAACTAGTATTTGTTTGTTTTTGAATTGTGAAAAAACTAAATGAGTTCTAGACAGGTTTTGTCTATCAAATGCTATAGACTTATTTTTCAAAAATAAATCAACATCGTGTGCTGATTCACTTCCTGAAATTGATATTGTCTCAAATGAATTTAGTATATTTAAAACTGAAGGTATCTTTCGCTTAACCTCTTGCTTATCACCTGTTAACAATTCTGAAAGTGATATTACTTTTACAGTCAATTACTTCGATAATCCTTCAATAGATTTTCAATCTCACAAGTTGATTTTATTTTAGTCGCTTTTATGTTTGTTTTGTTCACATTACTATTATTTTCGTTAATCTCCATTGCATCTATTAGTTTTTGCGCTGATTTTTTTGTGAATTTATAATCAGTAGTAATACTTATTGTAGCCATACTACTCACTTCCTTATTTTACTTCATTTGACAACCAAGTATACATTGTCTACGTTGTCTTCTTGTTTACAATGTATCATGAAAGCATCTTTTCGACAATAGATTCAATAAATTTCTTTAGTGTATATGATTTTACACTTAAACCAATTTGTTTCTTAGCATAAAAACACCCATGCTGTAACTAGTGTGGGTGTTTTCAAAATGCAGACAGCTTCTTATTACAATACGCAAGTGAGTCCTCTGCAAAGCCGAATTGATTACCGGAAATCTAATTACATTACAACATACTAGAAGAAACTCCTTATATACTCAAAAGGTATACTAAACTTCTCTATATAATCTATATGATTTTAACATTGAAAAACCCCCCCATTATGAATCTAAATAACACATCAGCACATAATAAAGACGCCTTCCAAAAGTTTTGGTAACTAATGGAAAACGTCTTAAAAACATATTTTCATACGCTCTAATATTTATTTGGAACGAATCATACTCGTGCATAATGTAATTTTCTAGTTAGTCAAAACTAGAAACTGTTTTACATCATTCCTGGCATTAAGGGCAGTATGAAATAGATATAAATCACATACAAAAAGCCTATTAAATCAGCATTGTGCATTCTTTATACATTCAATTTTTTTAGTTTTTTCATTTCATTATGACCAATTTATGACCACCAATTATTACACACATAAATCTCTATAAGTATATTTGCAATGATCGATATGATTATCCATATGATGATTTTTCATTGCAATATAATGATTATCTCAGCATCTTATATCACCTAATAACGTTAATGTGAAATGTTAAAATTGATAAAACAATATAAATTTGTGCACCCAACATCACTTCATAATTAACGTATTCAAATACGTATTCACTGCCTGCAACGTGTGATTATATTTATATTAATACGTATAAACATCGTCATATTTTTTTATATTCAACGTTGTAATCACGTATTATACTGAATATAAAATATCAAAAATAGATAAATACATATATTTCCCGAAACAACATCATATTAATCCACATTAAACATACAAAACTCATTCTGCTTATTAATAGTTCTAAGATATCATGTTATAATTAGTGAATAAAATCACAAAAGGAAGGTTTTAAATCATGAGACTTCAAAAAGCACCTTTAGTAACATCGGGATTGATCTTAGGTTTGTTGGGGTTGGGCAATCTCTTGAAAGACATATCACTTGTTTTAAATGCTATTTGTGGTATCTTTGCCCTCTTTATTTGGGTTCACCTTTTATGTACTATTCTCAATAATTTTAAAAATGTTAAAGAACAATTGAATACCCCTCTAGTTTCATCTGTGTTCACAACATTTTTCATGTCTGGATTTTTGGGAACCACTTATTTAAATACGTATTTTAGTGATGTAACCATTATCACTAGCTTAATAACACCCTTATGGCTCTTATGTCTTATGGGGATTATGATACATATGATTATTTTTTCAATTAAATATTTAAAAGGGTTCTCGCTCGAAAATGTTTATCCATCATGGACAGTGCTTTATATTGGTATTGCTATTGCTGGATTAACAGCACCAATAAGCGGATTTTATTTAATTGGAAAATTATCAGTTATATATGGTTTTTTAGCAACATGTATTGTCTTACCAATAGTATTCAAACGATTAAAAACGTATCCATTGCAAACGTCTATTAAACCGAACACTTCCACAATTTGTGCACCATTTTCTTTAGTTGCTGCGGCATATGTTATAACTTTTCCTAAGGCAAATGATTTAATCGTTATTATTCTTTTGGTATTGGCTCAGTTTTTTTATTTTTATATTATATTTAAACTTCCAAAGTTGCTAAAAGAACCGTTTTCACCAGTATTTTCAGCTTTCACATTTCCTTTAGTAATTTCAGCAACTGCCTTAAAAAATAGTTTACCTGTACTAACGTACCCAGAAATTTGGGAATGGCTCTTATTTTTTGAAATTACATTAGCAACTTTAATAGTATTAAGAGTCTTTTTAGGCTATGTTCATTTCTTTTTTAAAACTAGCCCGAAGGCTAGCTATAACTCTTAATCTAATGTAGCACTTTTAAAAATATCTTATAGTAATGACAAAATGATAAAGAGAAATATGACAAGACATATCTTAATAAATCTTTGCTCAAAATCAACCAGCCATTCAGCTGCCGATTTTACTTGCTTCATATAAAACTGGGTATAGGGTAAAAACTTAATTCTATACCCTATTATTTTTTTCTCTTTATCCACCAACCCTTAAAATTGCTTGAATGTCTGCATTATTAAAATTAGCTTTAAACTAAAGATCTGAGGTTTCAATTACCATTTGGTAATCCAAGACAATGTAATATTTATTTGTAATTGTTTTAGTATTTACTTAACTGTTAGATAACTTTCAATTTTATAAATTACTATACACATTAAAAATAAAATCATTAAAAGTACTAATACTAATGACAGTCAAACACCAAAGTACCTTTTCCTCACTTTATCATTTTTCAACCATTCCGCCATATATTAAGTATCTATAATCAATACCCTAAATTTATACATACACCTAATATGTTTACATAAAAATAGACAAGTACCGTAGTACCTGCCTATTATCTACATTTAAATCTTGAGAGAAATGTTAAAAAGTTCTAGTAAAATAATAGCACATTTTATCTTTAAATGTAAATAGAAAGCAGGTGTGTAACGCACCTGCTTAAATAGACATGACTATGTCATTCTAACTGATTTCTCCCCATAAGTCGCTTAATAACTGACTAGTTGGAACAGAACCATTCCATGTTCTAATATGCAAGTAATAACGTTGCCCCTCCCGTTTATATAATACCCATAAATAACATTTACATAACTAATATATGCAATTTTACAAGACTCAAAATTGAGTTCTGCCGTAAAATCATAAACATTTAGTATGGAATTTTAGTTTCACCATTTGATGTTATGTGTTCTTTGGTGCGTTCTGGCTCAGGAAGAGTTGCGATTTGATACAAAACATTTAACCCTAAATTTAACGACGTCGTTAAATTTGAACCTTCGTACTCTTCACTAACTTTCATAAATCTATGCGCTTGTTGGTTGCTTAGCTTCACTTTTTTAGCCACTTACCAAACTCTCCGTGCGCTAAGTCATTTTCTTTCACATGCTTCAATCTTCGGCCAGTCTCGAATATCGACTGACCAGCGATGTTTGAAGTCGTATTTCACGACGTCACACTTACGATTAGCATATCTAGTTACAGAATCTTATCCCCCACTGCAACACAGGGCGTTTCTCAGCGTCTTAAAATAAAAAAACGCCACTCGTAAGTGACATTAAAAAATATCTTTTATAACATATCCAGTATTTTTGTTTGATCTGGAAAATTCATTTTTGTATATAGGTCATCTATAGTAATTGTATAGAAAGAATGTGAATAATTACTTATTAGTTTATCCATATTTTTCACCAATTTTATGTAATCATGTTTATTCAAAAATAGACATAGTGAAATCAACAAATCGAATACATAACTACCATTCATTGTAGGAACGTATTCTTTATCGTATATTTTGTTATAATTGGCGAATATATTAGCTCTACTTTTAGCCCTGTCTATTTTATAATCATACAATCTTTCTTCATGCGCACACACGTTACGAAACATATGTGCTTGTTGTAGTATACTGTCTACATCTGATGGAGTTATTTGAACACGTGTTTTATAATCTCTTTCCAATTTCCTTTTATAGTCTTTAGCAACTTCCAATCGAAGATCATCATCCAAATTGGAATACATTTTTGAAACATTACCTAAAGTTAAATAATTCACCAATATCCATAGTGGCACTCCATTATGAGTATTAATATAATGTTTTAATGGTTTATTTTTTCTATTACTCATAACCGAGCTAAATGTAGCAACCATTTTCACGATGCTATCTGTCTTACTTGTGTCAGATGAATAATTTTTAAAGTATAAATATGAATGTGGTTCTCTATATTTTTCGCTAAAATAATATGAAATTCTTGATTTAATATGAGTTTCAAATACTAACAAATACTCTAATAAAACATTCCTAAATTTTCTATCTAGTTTGTATAAAGAAAAGACTTCTTTAAAATGAGTACCTTGCTTATATTTATCAGGAACCAAAAAATTACCATTAACATCTAGTTCTAAAAATAAATCTTTATAACCATTTATGATATTATAATAATTTTCATTTTCTAAATCTCTTTTAGCACTACTCGGTACTTCCATTCCTCTTCTTCTTAGAATTTTCAATTGTTTATTATGACTTTCAAATGGCTTCATAAATTTACCCCTATAAAAGTAGCCATAACCCGAATAGAGTTATGGCTAGATCGTTATATATATAATACATTTAATTTTATCGGTTGTAAATAAATAAGAAATAACAAAAAGAGATATTTTACACAATTACCTCCTTTATTTTATTGCTACTCCTCAAACCCACCAATATTATCAATAAACACTGGTGTTGTTACATTTAAGTCTACTTTCTCAGTAAATAAGCTATGGTATCAAACTAATTAGTATTAATTTATAAATAGCATAGCTTCATTTTCTTCAATCCTCTAACGGTATATCATCCACAATCACAGTATGGTTAGGATTAGCGTTAGATACATCTTTTACAGTTTTATCTAATTCCTCATCGTCTCCGTCCCATTCACCAATGTTAATGAATATAGGAACATCCCCGTTGATATCATGCTTATCTGTAAATAACTTATGGTATTTACCCAACATATCACGAGCTTTTAAACGATCACTTGGCTTAATTGGCACCTCTATCAGTTCAACATGTTCATTATAGACTAACTGTACTTTGCCACTTTGTGGATTCTCTTTATATTCCCCACGCTTGACCACAACTTCTTTCGTTTCTGTTTCGTCACCGACTGCCGCATTCGTAAGCACATGTAGTAACTCTTTTGCAGTTAATACATTCTCATCTATAATCTTATCTTTTTGTTCTTGTATATATTGCTTGATGTGTGGCTTCTTTAATAACCTACACCCTGTCACATGTGCACTATTTACGCTATAACCTGCTTTTATGGCACTTTGTGTCACATTAAGTGTTCTTATATACTCATTCACAAAACGCGCTTGCTTTGCCGTTAACTCACTCATTCTATCACCTCCACAATTTTATCTAATAAGGTTTCATACCATAATCTTACAGATTGTTCTGAACACTCTAAGACACTACTAATATCTTTATAACTACGTCCTTGTATTAAAGAATCGAAAATATAAAACTCTTTATCATTAGCTACTTGGTCAACAATCATTTCTAAGTGATTCTTTACAATATGATCATCAATGTTATCGTCTGCCATCCATTCATTAGAATTTTCATCACCTATTGAAAAGAATTCATCGGTATTTATTTCATCATCTATCAACACATCACTTCTAGTTCGCTCATGATAATCACAAACGAAGTCTTTTATTTGCTGTTTATCCATTGTTACACCACTTTTACATGTGAAGATTGATGATAAGCATTTACTCGTGCAATCTTGCTATTTTCAATTGCTGTATTTCTTTGTTTTTGACGTTCTGAACGTTGTTTAATACTTGCTTGATACAAATCAACCTGTAAGCGTTCAATGACGCTGTATGGCTTATATCGTCCATTTGAACGCATATATTTTACAACTTGCTTCTGCTCTTTTTCTGTATAATGATTTAGTACCGTTTTCAACAACACCATATTACTTATAGATCGATTTTTATAGTTTTGTAATCCTGCTTTTGTTTCAATAATTTTGATAACTAGTTTTTCAATTGGATATGAGACAGAGACGACCCCCATCATTTCATCACATGTTGTGGTCGACGCACTCATATGGTACATACTTTCAATTTGGAATTCACACATCCTAATTTTTTTATTAATAAAAGTTGGGTTAAATTGCGTTAATAGTTGATACTCAGATAGTTTATTGTCGCCATTACGATAATATAAACAATTCTTCGTTTTAAGCAGTTTCATTTATTCACCCCTATAAACAGAGCCTACCCGAATTGGATAGGCAATCATTGCTATTTAATAATCCTGTTTTGCTTAGCTAAATTTTGTAGCGTTGTACCATATTGCTTTTGCTTAGACTGTTCTGATTGTTGTAACTCACTTGAAATCTCCTGCATATTGTTTTTAATATCCAAATCAACTGCATTTATTAATAGATTTGTATCTTCTTCATTTAAACCAAATGCATTTGCGACTTTTTTAGTATTATTTAACTCGTATTTTGTTTCCATTTAATTACCCTTTCTTTTTAACGTTTTAAAAAACAACTTGTTATTGTGTTCGTATGGCAAATCATTACCATTAATATATGATGTAAATATATTTTCTCTAAAGTAGCCATTCAATGCTTCCCTAGCCTCTTTATCATCATATAATTGTTCTTGACTATAAATACTCGCATATTGCTGATGCTCATCTTCATATCTATCATTAATATCTTCTATTTCATCAATGATCTCATTATATGCATCGACTACCTTTTTTAATTTACCTAAAGCTGATTGCTTTTCTGATTCATATAATGATGACAACTCGCTTTGATGTTTTAATAACTCAATTGTCTTTTGATATTTAACTTCTTTCGACACACTTTTCTTTGTCTCTAAGCGTTTATTAAGTGCTTTTAGTTTCTTTTCATCAGCATCTGTTGCTTGATATAGGTTATCTGCCTTGTCATCTTGTCCATCCATGATTAACTGTTTGTATGTGGACTTATCTAACTTTATTTTACTTTCCAATGCATTACGCTCTTGTTCCAATTCTTGTATAGCCTTGCGTTGATCTAATACAAATTGGTTGTATTCTTTAAAGTACGATTCAGTTTTCATTTTTATCCCCTTTACACTTCAATTCGTTTCAAAGCTTCATAGCGTTTCATACTGCCATCAGCTAGCTTTTTAATACTTATCATCGCTTGTTGCTTTTCTTGTTCTGTCGTAATAATGTAGTAACCACGTTCACTAGGTTTATAACTACATCCGATAGGATAGCCATAATCATATACTAATGAATTGATTACTTTTCTTAACCATCGTTCATTGCTTGAATTATATTCATATCCTAATTGATTTAAGATTTTAGTTTTAGTAATATACTTATTGGACGTATTTTTTATCACATTGAAAACTTGCAGGTGTTCGGTGGGTAAATGATACGTCTCTTTTTCTGCGATACCTTGCATTTCTACACCTCTTTCTTTTGATTATTCCATACCTAAATTATACCATTTTTACAGGTCTAAAACAAACTTACGTTCGCTTTGCGTCGCGTTTTATCAGTTGTTTAGCTTGTCGCATATAACGCTTATAAAACCACATTAAATAATTAATAAAGAGCCTTTTACATCACAGCAATACAGAACTTAAGTTCGATATAATAGAGCGAACAAATTGCGAACAAACTTAACTTTTAGACTATACCAAAAACACAAACTTTAGCTTGTATTAGCATCACCAAAATTCGTATACATTGCTATAACCTTATTATTTTTATTAGGAGCCACACACTACATGTGACCCCTCATAACATTATTTACTCAAGCTATAGTAAGACGCTTTTAGATTATTCAATTTACATTCTAAAGCCTTGTAATCCTCTTGTGTCGCATTCTCATCTTGTACAAACTCAGTTACTAATTTTAACCCCTCAACTAACTCTGGTGCTGGTTCATTGATTCCTGTAGCTAACTGATACAACATTTCAATATTCGCTATCACATCAGTATTACTTGACTGAATGCCCTCAAGTGTATCTGTATCAAATCCATTTTCTAGGTACTCAAACACATCACTATTATTTGATTCTGCATATGTTTGTAATCCATACATAAAATACTCATCTTCAAATAATTGACTGGCCATCATATCACTAATAGAAAGCTGTTTACCGTCATGTAATTCATAACCTACATAATGACCTTCTATACTTCTTATAAGCCCCTCAGTGTGCTTAGGTGACGCTAATTCAAATGATTGCCTTACTTTACAATCTTTAATATATACATGACCGAATAACTTCCCGTTCATCATCACATAAACCATATCAAACGGATCATTGTATAACTTAAAGCAATACGGTTGTACTTTACTATGTTCTAATAATCCAGTGTAGTACCTTAGTAACGTGCCTGCTCGTGTTTCAAATTGATTTACGATAGTTTCTATGTTCATTGTGTTACCTCCTTTTGAGCCATTTTGCTGAATTGTTCAAACTCACCTGTCTCAGGATTAAATTTTTTAATGCTAAATGTACCCGCTTTATCGATGCATCCCACATCATCACTATCATAAAAATTAATATTATGCGCTTTATTTAAAGCCATACATACAACTGGTGAATACCACACTTCGCCATCTTCTATATATTCGACAAATAAATTTTCGGGTGCTGGCATAATTTGAATTGGTGCATCATGATGAAGTTGATTATAAATTTTCTCTTTGTCATTCATATTAGACACACTCCGTTTCTTTCTTACTAATAGTAAACGTGACAGGTAGCCAATGATCTGTTTTAATGTTTTTCGACCTTACAATAGGCAAATCCAAACCTTTACCATCAACCATATAAACAATTGGCTCACAAATATCCATCTCAATACGTCTGTCTTTTTTAAGTTCAGCGATAACATCAAACGCTTCTTGATTCCACCCATTCCAAAACACAACATTGGGATGTTGACCACTTGTATATGCGCCGTCACCTTTATAATCAAAGTTATTTTCTTCAAATACACGTTCTATTTCTACAAATGATGTACCAGCATGCGCCTTTATATATTCTAAAATTTCTGACTTTAATTGATTTTTATTCATTTTCTTCCTCCTAATTTTTGATAGGTGTCCCATTTCGCTATTTTCAATATGTTTCAGGACATTGTCAGGACATTGTCAGGACAATGCTCAAACACCACTCTCCCAATGGATTAAAGTTATCTGTCCCATTGTCCCACTGTTTTATGCCTACACTTATATATTTTTTAATGTGTATATATTACTTTAAAAGTTTAGGGTAAAAGTTGCGGGACACAGGGACAAACATAACATAATGCTTACTGCCACAAGAGATTGAAGGTGTCCTACCATTGTCCCATAATCGTCCCGTTGTCCCGTTATTTTTGTTCTTTGCTTTTTAAACCTTGATAATAGGATATTAAATTAATACCAAAACCATATTGTCTACCAATACCTTCACCAAATCTATGACGCGACTTACTTTGCCCACAATAACTTGTATTTCTTAACGCTTTATCAATTTTTCTTAAATGGTGTTGTTGTGGTTGGTCATCTCGTTTCATCATCACTTTCCAAATTTCCATGCTACATACCTTGTCACGCCATACATAAGCACCTGGTTTTGCATTCGGTAATTCAATCAATTTACCATCACCATATAATTTAATATAGTCATGGTCTATAACATCATGCGCAGACACTCTTTTTTCTTCTAACGTTCTATACCAATAGTCTGACGGAATAGGACGTTCAAGAAATTCTTCTATTTCTCCAACTAAAGCATCTTTTTCAGAATGAGCTTCTTGGACTTTTAAAGCCATTTCACTCGCTTCTTTATCTAGCAACAATGCTTTATCCGTCGGATTCTCATCAAAATATACTTTAGCTTCGGCAAACATTTGTTGCACAACAACTGGTGTTAGATCGTCAAATGGGCTTTTAGTTGCTTTATTTTTATCTGTCGTAATAGGGAAAAAACGACGATTGCCTGTTTGGTCTTTTAAAAACTCATAGTTATTGGTTGTCCCTACAAACACACACTGTCTAGGATGACGCTCTGTGCGTTTACCATACGAAGCTCTATAAATATCTACAATGGCACTTATAAAACCCTTAATATCTTCAATAGTAGACTTTTGAAATGCCGACAGTTCTTCAATTTCACATATCCAAGAACCCTGCAATTTCTTATAGACCTCATCACCTTTAAACGTTTTAATACTTTGGTTATACCAATGACCTCCCAATTTACTCACTGCCGTAGATTTCCCAACACCTTGACCACCATATAAAATAATCATGGAATCATATTTAATACCTGGCTGATAGATTCTAGCAACTGCACCCATCATCCATTTCTTTGTAACTTCTCGATTGTAGTGATTATCTTCAGCACCTAAATAATCAATGAAGAGCGTTTCAATTCTTTTGATTCCATCCCATGATTTAGATTCAATCATCGATTTAATAGGGTGGAATCTATTTTGATATGCTTCCTTTTCAATTACAGTATCAATAAGATCGCGGCTAAACTGCACATTATACAATTTATCAATATGTGAAATCACATGTGTGGTATCTATATCAGCCCAATAATAATTCGCATCCCCTTTTGACCTCCAATACGGTAGACGTTTCAGCTTGGTTACTTTTTCAAAAGCGTCATATTGTACTAGCCCTTTTAAACTCTCATCATTACACAATATGATTTCAGCATTTGTAGTCGTTTTTTTCAATGCTTGTGTAGTGGCAGAACGCCTTAATTGACTTTTCCAATCATTAGCATTTAAAACACCGGTTCTACTATCAATCATTTCAAACACTTCATCATTTGTTACATTTTCCAAACAAAAACCTCCATTTCTAACTGCTTTTACTATCTTTTTTCAAAATACTTTTAAAAGTATTGTTTACTTCACTTTGATTAATAGGTGGTTTGCATACACTTGCCCACGCACTCACTAACCCATAAACTAAGTTTGGATCTACATACCTACGCAAAAGATAACCTGTAATTGAAGCCAATGTTGAATTGCGCTCTCCCTCACTTACACCAAAAGCTATATCTCGCCAATACGCACTATCACGTCGTGTGTACCCTTTGATATTAGGACTACCATTTGATTGTTCAAACTCCTTTGACCACTGTTCGAGCATATCAACATCGATAATTGGACAGTCATTCACTCGCTTAATAAATATGTGTCCTTTTTGAATAACTGGTAATGCAAAACATCTACTTGGCTGATATGAACCTTCATCCACTTTATGACCAATTTTATTTGCTAATACTTTTGTATATTTACGATAATCATCTGCACTTATTCGCTCATTTAGAGGGATATACAAGCGTATTCTAGCTTGTTCAGTTGTATGGCTAAACGATGTGTGCCAATACCATGCAACACTGCTTAAAACTGAGCTGATTGCGTCATGTAGTTGTTTTAAATCATTTATTTCATCGTAATCAAGTACAATCACATTTCTATATATGACATTTTTATCGTTTCGATGCTTTTTGATAATTTCACCATGATCATTTGTATTGTCTTTAATATCACCATATACAGCAACACCACGTGCATACTTATAATTTGCTTCTATAGGCACAGACAGTTTATTAACCAACTTACTCCATTTGGGCATTGAAAAGCTCTTAAATGAACGTGAGTCTAAACTTTCATAATGTACCACTGAAACACGTGTGTCATATTCTAAATTAATTTCATTCATTTTTTGCACCTCTAGTGATTCACAGAGTAAAAAATGTTATAATAAACATGTGTAATTTCTAAATTACTCTGTGATTTTTAATTTCTGCGCGTCATCTGATTCCTCGTCAAAGTTCTCAGATGATGCTTTTTCTAATTCATGAAATTTTTGTATAAGTTCATCGAACTCTTTTAAATAAACCTGTAATAACTCAACTGTATGTTCATTTTGTATACGATGTTCTAAATAGCTAGCAGAAAAATTAATATGTTCCCGTTTTGTTTCTAATTCATTTTTTACAAATCTATCTTCAACAAACCAAGCATGTTTGGTAGCTACATCATTAATTTTTTGTTTTATCACTTCAATGTCACATATTAAATCTTTAATTTCCCAATTCATTTTTATTCTCCTTTCTCTAATTGAAAATTATTCTTTAATTCTTGTGCGCACCATTTCATTATCAATTCTAAGTGCTTTTCACGACTGATCTCTGAAACCACTTCAATACCATTAACATATTCTGTGTGTTCGTAACTTTCCAAATTATTCATGACACTTAACTCAAGTTGATAAACCAAGTGTTCTATTACTTCTTTTTGTTCATTATTCATTTTCTAATCCTCCTGTTAAATTAAATCCATAAGTTACCATCATGCCGTACACACTAAAAGCAACATACATATTCGATATTGATAGTAATAATATTGTTAACAACGATGTTAAGGTTATATAAGTTAAGTACCTTTTCATTGTTTTACCTCCAGTAACTTTTTGATATTGACTTGTTTAAAGTCGTTATTCTGAATATTCATGTGCGCCGTAAGCTGTTCCATGAATTCGTCTACATCAGATTTTTTGAACCTGTATGTAGATCCGACCATATAATATTTCATACCATTATTAATAAGTAATTCTTCAATAGTAGGCTTACTTAAATTCAGATAGTTAGCCAACTCTTTATAAGTCATAAAATATTTCTCTTTCGCTAATTCTTCCACACGTGCATTAATAGCTTGTTCTAATAACTCGCGTGCTTCTTGCTCATCTATATTAATGTTGAACATTTTTTATACCTCCTTACGCTATTTGATGTTTACTGCTGTACTTGTCGTAAATATGCTTGCTCACAGATAAAGGAAGTTTGTATTTATCAACAAACACCATGAATTCTACTGTGTCATTTAATACCTGTTGTCTTAACCTCAGCATTTCCTGTGTCATATCTTCTTTTTGAATCATCTTAGGAAAGCCAAACACATTTGATACTGCTTTATTACTAATTGTTTGAGCTTTGCAATAATCTTTTTTAGAAATAGCTTCAATACCATTTTTTAAATTATTCATAGCTTCATTTTGTTTTTCTTTATCCAGCATGTGGAATACTTCATATTCTTTTAGTTTTGTAGATGTACGTAATTCTACTAACACATCACAAATCCAATCTTGGAAGTCTAGAGCCTCTGTTTTGTTAGATCTCATTATAAGTCGATAGATACCTTTTTCATTGATTACAGTGTAATCTTGAAATTTTCTAGATTTCTTTTTATCAGATGTGGTACGCACTTTAAGAGTATCTCTTACATGTTCGGGTAGAACTCTAACAGCAGTATGGGCATCTCTAAAACCTAATACTTTTGCAACGTCGGTAGCAATTGCCCAATATTCACCATTTTTCTCAATGAAACGTATTTCTTTGTTATTAAACAGTTGTTTGATCATTAGTTAAGTCTCCTTTGTTCTGTATATGAAAAGTTCTTCCATATCAACATTTAAATTATCTGCTATTTTCTTTGCCATTTTCGGACTGGGTTTAGCCTTTTTATTCACTATCAAACTTAAATAAGAAAGTGAAATATTGCTATCTTTGGCAAAACTACGCAAAGTATGCCCATTTTTCGCTATTAAAGCACGTAATTCAAGAACTTTTGTTTCCATCAATTTAATCACCTCGCATTGTTACTTTTTTTAGTAACATTTTTATTCTACAATACAAATATAAACCTTAAAAGGTAACAATGCAAGTACATTTTTAAAAATGTTATCTTTTTTTGTTACATTTATGATAAACTCACTTTGAGGTGATTACATATGAATCAAGAAGGAACATTAGGGCATGCAATAAAGATCGCTAGAAAAAAGTATCCGTTAACACTAGAAGAATTAGGCGGAAAAGTTGGAGTTAGCCACGCTTTCTTATCACGCGTCGAAAATAATAAAATTACACCAAATGATAAATTACTTGTCAAAATCGCTAATGTATTAGATTTTAATGAAAGTCAAGATTTTTTAAATGAATTTAGAATATTAGCAGGATATTACGATAATATAGATGAAAATACTGCTATTTTTAACAACTTAAAATCAAGTGGTAGATTAGAAATAAATAGATTTAAAAAAGAAAAGAAGATTGTTGATAAACCATACTATAAACTAAATTATTTATTCGAATGCGAAAACAAAGTTTTCTATGATATAAAAACATCTGAACTTGGCGAAAAGCTTGTAACTATTGAATTACCATCTGATATTCTTCACGATATTTATAAAATGATAAACTTAGAAATTATAAAAACCATTAAAATAAATTCTAAACTTCTTTATAGCATTGAAGATCCTCAAGTAATTGAGGAGTATCAAAAAGAAGTGGAAAAAACTAGAAAAGAATTCACTGAACGTCTTGAAAAATCGCTCTCAACTTATGATATTGATAGTGTAATACGTGAAATATATGACGATGAATATCTAATATAAGCAGGTGATTAAATGGCAAATTATGAAAAACGAGGGAATACATGGCGTTATCGTATATCACTAGGAAAAGACGCAGAAACGGGCAAATATAAATATATTTCAAACTCAGGTTTTAAGCGCAAATCAGACGCTAAGCATCACGCTGAAATGGTTGAGCATCAATTAAGAAATGGCGAGTATATCGCACCGTCCACATCCACATTTAAACAGGTTGTTGACGATTGGCTTAAACAATATGCTAATGAAGTAAAAGTGAGCAGTGTCAGAGCACGCGAGAAAGCCATACATCATGCTATAGAACGCTTTAAGAATAAACCAATACAAACTATCAAAAAACACGATTATCAACGTTTTGTAAACGATATAAGCATACAGTATAGCAAGAATTATGTTGATAGCATTGTAACCTCTACAAATATGATATTTAAGTACGCTTATGATATGAAATTAATAAGAATATTGCCTAGCGAAGGTATTAAACGACCTAAAAAGAAAGTTAGCGTGGAAGAGTTAGAAGATACTGAGATACATAAAAAGTTTCTTGAAAAAGATGAATTATTTCAATTCCTGGAGGTTGCTAAAAATCACCATTCACCCCAAAACAGCTTTGAAGTATTTTGTACATTAGCATATACAGGCATGCGTGCAGGTGAATTATTGGCATTGAAGTGGTCTGATATAGACTTTGAGAATAACACAATCAATATTACAAAGACTTATTACAATCCAAATAACAATAAAAAGCAATATCAAATACTTACACCAAAAACTGAAAGCTCAATCGGAAAAATTCCAGTTGATCCTCATGTGATTAAATTACTCAAAAATTATAAAGTGGATGTACAGGACACATGGAAAAACGAGTTGTATGTAGATAACAATTTCGTTTTTACTGATGTTAACGGCTATCCCCTCGTAATTAAGAAACTACAGTTATGGATAAAAGCTATACTTAAAAAGACTAACATAACTAATAAACAAATAAGCACTCATTCATTTCGTCATACTCATTGCTCGTTACTTATAGAGGCTGGTGTGCATATTAAAGAAATACAAGAACGCTTGCGACACAAAGATATAAACACCACTATGAACATCTACGCTAAGATTACGAACTCATACAAAAAAGACGCTTCCCAAAAGTTTAGTAAACTCATGGAAAACGTCTCAAAAGATTTATTTTAAAATTTCTATGACCAAATTATGACCAACCAATATTACAAACGTTATAAAATCAGCGTTTAACAGTCATTTTACATCATTCCTGGCATGCCACCCATGTTAGGTTGGTCATTATTTTTTTCTGGAATTGATGCCACAACCGCTTCAGTTGTTAAGAACATTGCCGCAACACTTGCTGCATGTTGTAATGCTGAGCGTGTTACTTTAGTTGGATCAACGATACCTACTTCTAACATATTAACCCACTCGTTTGTAGCAGCATTAAAACCAACACCTGGTTCTGCATTTTTCAAGCGTTCAACGATGACAGAGCCTTCTAATCCTGCATTTTCAGCAATTTGACGAACTGGTGCAGTTAATGCTTTAAGTACAATATTCACACCTGTTTCAATGTCGCCTTCAGCTTCAATTTCACTTACTTTTTGGTAAACATTTACTAGTGCAGTACCACCACCTGCAACAATACCTTCTTCAACTGCTGCACGTGTAGAGTTTAAAGCATCTTCGATACGTAATTTACGTTCTTTAAGTTCTGTTTCACTTGCTGCACCTACCTTGATAACTGCAACACCGCCTGCTAATTTAGCTAAGCGTTCTTGTAATTTTTCACGATCAAAATCAGATTCAGTTTCTTCAATTTGAGATTTCAATTGGCTTACACGTGCATCAATGCTGTTTTCGTCACCGTCACCATCTACAACAGTTGTATTATCTTTAGTAACTTCTACTTTACTTGCAGTACCTAACATATCAATCGTTGCATCTTTAAGGTCTAAGCCTAAATCATCTGTAATCACTTGCGCACCAGTTAAAATAGCTAAATCTTCTAACATTGCTTTACGACGATCACCGAAACCAGGTGCTTTTACTGCAACAGCTGTAAATGTGCCACGCATACGGTTTAGCACGATATTTGTTAATGCATCGCCTTCAACTTCATCAGCTACAATTAAGATTGGACGATTAGATTGAACCACTTGTTCTAATAAAGGTAAGATATCTTGGAAAGAAGAGATTTTTTTATCTGTTACTAAAATATATGGGCGTTCTAATTCAGCAACCATTTTATCTGAATCAGTAACCATATACGGTGATTGATAACCACGATCAAATTGCATACCTTCAACCACTTCAAGTTCAGTGTTCAAGCCATTTGATTCTTCAATTGTAATGACACCATCGTTACCTACTTTTTCCATAGCTTCTGAAATATAGCGTCCAATTTCTTCATCTGCTGCTGAAATCGCACCTACTTGCGCAATTTCATTTTTATTTTCAACTTTTTGAGAATTTTCATGTAACGCTTCAACAGCAACTTTAACTGCTTTGTCGATACCTTGTCGTAAACCAACTGGGTTTGCACCACTTGTAACATTTTTCAAGCCTTCTTGAATCATTGCTTGAGCTAATACTGTTGCAGTTGTCGTACCGTCACCAGCAATTTCATTTGTCTTATTTGCGACTTCTTGAACTAGTTTAGCCCCCATATTTTCATATGGATCTTCTAATTCGATTTCTTTAGCAATCGTTACACCATCGTTCGTAATTAAAGGTGCTGTAAACTCTTTATCTAATACAACATTACGTCCTTTAGGACCAATCGTTACTTTAACTGCATTTGCTAATTGGTCAACACCACGTAACATTGCTTGACGTGCATCTTCAGAGAATTTCAATTGTTTAACCAT